TTATACGGTTTCCAAATTCTTGATGGTTCAACAATTAAGCCGCTGATTGATGACCGCGGTATGCGCCCTATGCCACCTAACGCGGCTTTCCAACAGATCCTTTACGGTTTCCCACGCTCTGAATTTTCTGCAACAGAAGAAGATCCAAAAGCAGATGGTGAATTTACTTCTGATCAATTGGCTTACATGGTTAAAAACCGTAGATCAACAACTGTTTACGGATTTAGCCCAGTAGAGCGAGCGCTTCCATTGGCAGACATTTACTTGCGCCGCCAACAGTGGATTAGAGCAGAGTACACAGATGGCGTATTGCCTGAACTTATGTTTACAACTGATGAAGATTGGGGAACTAACCCTGATCTTTTGCTTGCTTATGAGCGTATTCTTAATGATGATTTAGCAGGACAAACACAACAGCGTAAGCGCGCCCGCCTATTGCCAAAGGGCTTAGCCCCTGTAGTCAATGATGGTTATGGCGAGAAATTCAAAGACACACTTGATGATTATTTAATTACTTCTATCTGCGGACACTTTGGCGTACAACCATCTGAAATTGGTTTTTCTCCAAAGGGCGGCGGATTAGGCGGTAAAGGTTTCTCAGAAGGTGCGGCAGAAAACGCTGAAGCAATTGGCATTGGCCCGCTTGCTAACTGGATCTCAAAGCAGATTACAAACATCTCATACACATACTTAGGTATGCCGCGTGAACTTGAATTCAAAATGTTATTGTCTGAACGCAGAGACACAGAAGAAAATGCGCGCAAGAACCAAATTGAAGTTACATCTGCGGGTAAGTCAGTCAATGAGCGCCGTTCTGAATTAGGTTTGCCATTGCTTGATACACCACAGGCTGACATGCCAATTCTTGTAAGCGGTTCATCTGTTTACTTATTCTCACCTGATGGACTGATTGATGCTTCTACTGCTTCAACGGCTCCAACCCTTGAAGGCCCTGATGCAACTCCAACAGAGCCAACAACTCCTGACACACTTGAGGAAAAACCTGCCACTGAGGTTAAGCCTGAAGAAGAAGAAGTAACAGAGGTAAAGGCGTTTATGAAATGGGCGGCAAAGGGTAAGCGCGCAAGACTCTTTGAGTTCAAATCATTAGATCCAATTGTGGGAGATGCTCTTAACCGTTGTGCTTTTGATGGCGATTTAGAAACCGCTAGGGCGCTGGCAAAGGCTTATCTAACATGATCAAGGGCGCTCTTGAGGCAGATGGGCGCATGGCGGCAAAAAATGCTGTAAAGATTAGAGCGGCATTGCGAGATTTGGCAGATTACAAACAAGTCTTTAATGCTTATCAAGAAACGCACCCTATAAGTACAGATAATTTGGCAAGGGATCGCGCCCGCGCTCGCTCATGGGCAATTATGAATTTAACTAACTTGCGTACTGAGGCTCTTGCTTCTGTTCTATGGCGTACATGGGCTGAGGCTTATGTGTTGGGAACTGTAGCCGCAGATGAATGGTTAGAAAAAACAAAAAAATTACAGAAGGCTGACAAAAGTGGTTCTGTTGATTGGTCTAAATGGAAACCAGGAGATAGAGCCGCCGCTCTTATGTTACGCAGGCCAAAAGCGTTTCAACAGATCTTAGATAATACGGGCGTAACTATTAAAGGTTTAACCAAATCAAGCATCAATGACATTGGTAATGCTTTGGCTGATGCTGTTGAACTAGGTTTAGATGCAGAACATGCGGCATTACTTATTAAAAATCATGTGGCAAGTCCTTCAAGAGCGCTGACTATTGCCATTACTGAACAGAACCGCATCATCTCAACAGCCACAATTGAACGCTACAAAGAGGCTGAACTAACAAAAATGGAATGGGCCGTATCTGATCCATGTGACATTTGCGCAGAAAATGATGGGGCCGTGGTAGTTATAGGCGAAAGTTTCCCATCAGGAGATGATCAACCACCTGCCCACCCACATTGCCGTTGCGTTTTGCTACCTGTAATTCCTGGTATGGAAGATGACAGTATTACTGGCAACATGAACATCTTTGCTTAAAGAAACACGCAAAAGAGTAACTTGATACAGTATGCAGTAAGGTTTTGAAAGGACTGCTATGCCATACCACATTGGAGACAAAGGAACACATGGGTGTTCAGGTTTTCCCGTGGTAAAAGATAGTGATGGCGAAGTAATGGGTTGCCATAAAACAGAAGAAGCCGCAAAAAGACAATTAGCGGCTCTGTATGTCAATGAACCTGAAGCAAGTAAAGGCGCAGATAGTGGATTTGTACCACCGCAAGAAGTGCGCAATAACGCAAAACGCGGATTAGAACTTAGAGAAAAGCATGGCCGTGGCGGAACAGCCGTAGGTGTTGCTCGCGCCCGCGACTTGTCTAACGGAAAAGCATTATCATTAGACACATTAAAGAGAATGAACTCTTACTTTGCCCGACATGAAGTTGATAAAAAAGGTGAAGGTTGGGGCGTAGATAGTGCAGGTTACATTGCTTGGTTGCTTTGGGGCGGAGACGCTGGCAGAGCATGGGCTAAAAGAATTACCAGTGAACAGGAAAACAAGGAGAAATCAATGGCAAGCAATCTAACAACCACCTCATACTTTAGTATTGAGAAGGCTGACCGCAATCCTGACGGCACAATGACCGTTTACGGAAAGGCCACTGATGACTCCATTGACATTGATCAACAGATTTGTGATGGTGATTGGTTAAAGCGCGCCATGCCCGCCTGGTTCAAGTCAGGTGGAAACATTAGAGAACAACACAGCAACATTGCCGCTGGCGTTGCAAAAGAGTATGAGGCAAAGGCTGATGGACATTACATTGGCGTGTTGGTTGTAGATCCTGTTTCAGTGAAGAAGGTAGATGCTGGCGTACTCAAAGGTTTCTCAGTAGGTATTAAGAACCCACGCGTTGTAAGAGACGCAAAAGCGGCAAATGGCCGCATTGTTGATGGGCAGATTGTGGAAGTATCTTTAGTGGATCGCCCTGCCAATCCCAACTGCCAGTTAGTTTTGGCTAAGTCTGTTGATGGTGAGAAGGATTTGGTTCAGGTAGAAGAATGGATTGAGAAGAAGGACGGCGAAGAAGATACATCTCAAGTAATTAAACCGCGTAAGGGTGAACCTGCCGATAAAGAATTATACGCAGAGGTCATTAGAGCGGCTAAAGCAAAGTTTGATGTGTACCCATCTGCCTATGCAAACGCCTGGGTTGTTCGCGAATACAAAAAGCGCGGCGGCAAATACCAAGCAGAGAGCAAGAAAAAAGGTTTACAATCTGACGGTAATTTAATAAAGGAGAACCCAGTGGGAACAGAAACAATTGCCGTACCTGAGTTTATTTTGGGCGATCTTTTCAAGTTTGATAAAGGTGAGTATGAGCGCGCTCGCGAAGCGTTAGCAAATCTCATTTCTATTGAAGCACAAGAAATGAAAGAGGGCAGTGATGAAATCCGCTCAATTTCACACCTACTAGAAGCCGTTGCTCATCTCCATGCTTGGTATGAGGGCGAAGAAGCAGAAGGAGAAGTAATGGAAGAAACAGAAATTGAAATGGCGGCTAAAGAAGCAGATGTTTGCCCTGCATGCGACAAGATGGGTTGCAAATGCACAGCGGCAATGAAAGAAGCGGCTATGAAGAAAAAGATGAAGGAAGCGGAAGCAGAAGCAGAAGCAGACATGAAAGATGATGCCGCTAAATCTGCCGACATTGCTAAGTGCTTAGAATGTGGTTGCACACAACCAGGTTCCAATCATGGCATGACTACAACAAATGATTTTGCAAATGTATCAAAGCCTTCTCATGTAACAACAGCAACAATGATTTCATCAGGCGAAACCGCAGGTGTTCCATTCAATGCAATTGTTACTGACTCACAGGCAATTATTGCCGCGCAGTTAGGTACTAAATCAGTAGAAGGCGAAGAAGTACCTACTGAAGAAGCAACAGAAGAAGTTTCTACTGAGGAAAACTCAGAAGAAAAGTTAGAAGCCATAGTAGAAGAAGTGGTGGACAAAGCGACAAAGGCTCTCAAATCAGAGATTGCCAACCTTGTATCCGCAAAAGAGGCGGCTGAGGTGCGAGCAATAAGTTTGGAAACTGAGTTAGCAACCGCTAAATCTTTGGCTCTAGGCGGTGGCCCAAAGCGAACAGTAAGCCCAATTGATGTGAAAACAACAAATGACTTACTCACTAAGGCCGCTGTTTACAAAGCGAAAGCACAAGCAACAACTGACCCAATGCTTGCTAAGGGATACAAGCAATTAGCAGATGAATTTCTTGCTAAGTATGACGAAACCCTTAACAAGTAACTAACCCAAACAACTTATCTCTGAAAGGATAACAATGGCGCTACATGCTCCAAAGGTCGCAGACCTTTTTAGTGATGCAACTCCAAAGGAAGCCGCAGAACGCTTTGAAGAATTCTCTACTGAACTCAGCAAGAGTCTTTCAAACGCTTCTCATGTTCCAGGACAAGCACCACAGGTAGATCCACTAACTGCGCTAGAAGCATTAGCGGCTAACAAGTCACTATCAGGTGATGCGGCGGCAGGACTAAACACTGCTCTAGCGGCACAGCGCATGGCAATGCAGGACATTCAGAAAGAAATCACACTTACAAATCCGCTTGATACATCATTTGCGGCATTTGACCTAGAAGCACCTTCTAAGTTGCTTACACCACGCCCAACACCATTGCGTAACCGTATTCCCCGTAAAAAGGGCGTTGGTACTTCACACCGTGTAAAGCGTATCACAGGTTACACAGGTACAGGTACAGGTGGACAAGGACAGATTTGGCCCGGCGTTACAGAAACTACAACCACAGCTTTTGGTTCAATTAACTTTGAGCGTGGCGCAAAGATTTCGTACACATCAGATGACCTAATCTTGCCTTACAACTCTTACTCACTATCAGATAGCGTTTCATTCGATGCTAACTTCTCAGGACTTGGTTACCAAGATCTCCGTCAGTTGTCATCAACTTCTACCCTCTATGCAACAATGCTTATGGAAGAAAGAATGATGCTTATGTCACGTGGAACCGCAAGCGGTCTTTCAGGTGCATTGGCTGCCCCAACTGTGACACTTGGTCAGCGTGCTGCTGTTTCTGCTGACGGTGAAGCCGCACTTACCGCACAGGCATACTACGTTTACGCAACAAGTGACGCTGGTGCTTTCGGTGAAAGCGTATCTTCAACCGTTCAGACAATTACTATCACAAGCGGAAACGTTTTGACTGTAACTGTAAACAACGTAACTGGAGATCGGAAGAGCACACGTCTGAACTCCAGTCACTGACCAATCTCGTATGCCGTCT